TCTACTTGCTGTAAAGTCTCCCGTTCCATCTTCAGGTAAAATAGAATACAATACTCCCGACTTATAAGCCGACGGTATAAGAACTAAACTAGCGTCGGTAACTGTCTTTAAAAGAGAGTTAACGTAGTTCTTAGCTTCTATTATCCCTCCGTCAGCAAGTACTCTGCTAATGAAAACCTTTAAAGCTTTTAAGAACTTTTTTGCGAATAATATGACTTTTCTCATCTTATCCGATTTTGTCGCTTAAATATGTCGCTATAGTTGTTTCTGTGTTAATTGGAGTTCCTGCTCCGTCTTGAAAATCCGTAAAAGGAATCTTATAAGCGAATCCTGTAGTTATTTTTCCCTCGTCTATAATACTTACAGTTGTAGGAGTGAATACCATACTACACCAACTAGCGTTTAGGTACTCTATTTTTACTCCGTTATCTAATTTTAAGATGTTGTTTTCTAAACTTACTTTAGTAGCCATTTTTTTATTTTTTATTTTTAGTTATTCCTCTGTTTTTGGTAAAGCTTTTATTCTACCTATGCCCTGATTCCAATAATAGGGCTGTTCTCCTGTTTTATCCTTAGTAGTGTAGGTGTTTTTACTCCTACTTAATATTCCGTATTTACTCATTATGGTATCTCTCCTTTAAATTTGTCTATTATTAATCTATTTAATTTACTATCATATACGTCTATCATTTCTAAAAGCTCCTCGTCTGTAGGTCTATGCTTAATCTGACTCTGTTTATACATATCTGCTGACTGTTCAGCTCCTAAATGTAAGGAGAATAGATACTGCTGTCCCTGTGAGTAAGTATTACAGTTACAACATTGAGGCTTACAGTTTCCTTCGTCCCATCTTGTAGGGTAGAACCTTCTAGAGATAAAATGTCCGTTATGGATGTTTTTTATACTCTGCTTTTTAGTTCCACAGGTGTAACATTCTACAAATCCTCCGTCTAAATCATAGTTGTCTAATCGTATGAACTTAGAAAATATAGTATCTAGCTTTTTAATTAAACCTTTACGACTAATCTTCCTTTTTTTACTCTTACTCATACCATAAAAACATTAAAAACATTTATCTGTTAAAATCCTAAATCCTCTTATTATATATATATATAGACAGAAATCTGTTAACCCCTACTATGACTCAATCTAGATGTATCAAATTTGTCCTCAAAATGAAACAGAGGACGAAAATGATACATTTTTTAGCTATATAAATGGTATGTATTTCTTTAATAAAAGTACATTAATTCCTACAGATATAACTAAGCTCAATAGTAACCATAAAGGAGTCCTGTATCTAACTATCTCAGAAGTATTTTCCTTAACTACATCTACAGCTTTTGTTTTATACTGAGACTCTATACTCGAAATGATGCTGTCTAAGTTAATTCTAGCCTCTATGTTGCCATTAACAGACTCTAAGGTTATACTAGCATTAGAAGTCTTTAAAACGTTCTTAAAAGGCTTTAAAACACCTAGAGAGTCGCAGGGATTTTCAAAGAATAAAGTATCTACTACCTTCTTAGTGATAAACCTGTCCTTTTTAACTATCAGAGTGTCTGTCTTAGTAATATATTCCTTTTCAGTTATTACCTTCTTAGAGCCACAGCTTACGATTAGTAAAAATAATATTAAAAATCTCATCTTATTGTCAGCTTAAATTCCTTCTCGTCTTCCAAAAATGCGTGGAATTGATTCATAGTTAACGCAGAATTTACTACATCTAGATTAGCGTCAGAATCCACAAATCCTATATACTTTCCGAGTCCTATACATCCCTCTAATTGTCTGCTGTAGTTCGCAGTATGGAACTTAATCTCAGACCTACCCTCTACACCTTTAACCTCATATAAGTCCTGTCTGAACCTGTTACTCCATTCCTTAGAAACCAAATACTCTCCGTCAGGAATACAGCTTATCCTACGCTCGTTATTATTCCATCCTCTCTCTATTGTGAAACATCTAAATAGTTTACGATTATAAAGGGCTTGTAGAACCCCTAAGGTCTGAACATCGTCCTGAATTATTCTGTCTATTATTACGTCTATCATATCTTTTTATCCGTATTATTTCTTAGAAATTTGAATAGTAAAAATAATATTTTGTTAGGAGATAAAATTAGTAAAATTCCTAGAAGCTCAGCAGTTAAAAAAATCACAAATGAAGCCTCTTCTTTTAATAAAATATAAGCTAAACCTACTAAGAAAATTAACGCTCCTAAGATAGTCGATTTTGTTTCTTTGATGTTTTGAAATTTTATCATCTACTTATCTATTTTTTTTTCAATCTTCTCTAAAATCTTCTCTATGTTTTCTAGCCTATTATCTAGCTCCACTCTAGGTACAAAAATCCTTATTTTGTCAGTCATTGGGAGATGGACTGTTTTGTTGTCTATATGCTCCTCAAAATACCTAACACTCCCGTCTATACTTTCCTGCCACTTTGCCAAAGTAACTACGAAGCTCACTAATATTATAAAGTTTGCTAATGTTAGCCAATTATTTTTTAAGTAGTTTATGTTATCCTTCATCTAGTTAATTGTATAGCTTCTGCTTCTGTTAATGTCTCGTTATAAAGTCTAAGGTCTTTGTATTTAGCTGTGAGTAAATCTCCTCCTCCTGCTCCTCCATCAAATGAAAAATCTGAATATGGTAAATTATCTGTTAAATCCACAGTTAAATCCTCTCCTACTTTTACTCCGTTTATATATAATCTACAGTTATCTTGCTCCCAAATAAAACAAACTTTAAATAATCCTATGTCAGGATTGATAATAGAACTAATAGCTACTTGAGTTCCCGTAGGATTAAGAATATAAGCAGTTTTTTCTGTATTTCCATTCTGTCTAATTAATACCCTGTTAGATGTTGAGCTATTTGACAAAGTTAAAGACTTAAAGGTTAGTCCGTCTTGAATGTTATTAAAACTAACAAATATAGAACCTCTTTGCTCCATACCTTCAAACAAAGATAAACTCCCTGCGTCTGTACAAAAGTCTGCGTTTCTAGTAACAGAACTCCCTGCTGTGGGAATGTAAGAAGTTGCAACCTCATTCTCTTCTACTTGAATTCCCCAAGCGTAAAACTCCTCCCCGTCTTGTATGTTATCAAAAACAAATCTTGAAGGATTACCATCGACCGCTTTAACGCCCGAATCCTCATATCTTACCCATTCATTCGTTAAGGTTATAGTTTTAGTAAAGTAATTAGTAAAATCCCCTCCTAGTTCTTGAAGTTTTATCACTATTGTTGAATTATTATCAGATTTCATCCAAGCCGAGATAGTATAAGTGTTACCATCAGTAGCAACTATTGAACTTGTGTAAATATATCCTTGAGTACCCTTTTCAACTAAATAAGCATTTAAACTACCATTAGGACTTATACCACTAAGTGTTCTTATCTGACTTCCGCCATCCCAATAAGTCTGACTTAAATCTTCGCTATATGTTAATAAATTAGTAGAAGCTCCCTCTAATAATAAGCTAGGACACTTAGAATCTGAATAGTCTAGTCTAGGTATGTTAACCGCTACCTCCTCTATTAATCCGTCTTTATTGACTCTAGTAGCTGTAGTACTTCTAGAGAATGTAAAGTCCCCAACACCTGAAGCAGGGATAGGACTATACACTTTTGAGGTCTTATAACCTGAAGGAATTAATGCTAAAATCGGTTTTTTCATTTCTTATTTTTTACAGGCTCTTTGTCCTTCTCAATTTTACTGAGGAAGATTTTTAACCTTATTTTATTGTCTTCTTTTGGCTCGTAGCTCATATTTATAACACCCAATTAGTATATGAACCCTCTCCTGAAGGTTTAACATCCTCGTCCTCATTTGTCAAATACTCAGGGAACTTGTCAGAGTTAGCACATAAATAGTCCACTAATCTAGTAGAGTAGTAGTCTGCTAAATGTTTCTGCGAAGCTATAAGAGTTATCATCTCCTCATTACTTAAAGTCTCTGTATTTTCTACCGAGTTCTTAAAAGCTCCCTTATTTGAAACCTCTATATTACTGAAAGGAAGGAATTCTGTGAGACTCCAATGAACTAAAACAGGCTTAACATACGTCATAAGAGTAACGTAGTCCCCTGTAAAGTTAGGAGCTATACTAATTAGCTTATCCTGTAAATCAGTCCCTAAGAAGCTCTGTAAATGGATGTCCTGAGCTATAGATATAAATTGTAGAATTTTATTTGTGTCTAAATTTCCGTCTAAAAAGGTGTTAACCTTAATGTCCTTTGTCGATATTAATAGTATTTTTGCCATAATTTTATCTTACATCTGAAGGTAGGTTCTTATTTCTAGGACTGAAGCCTTTTAAAGGAAGGTTCTTAGGCTGTATAGATACCTGATAAGGATTAGTTACCTTATATCCTAATCTCTCAGCTTGTCGAGTCCCTACTTTTGGAGCGTTTGGATTCCCTGCGTCTAAACTTTTATCCTTTGACTTCATAGTAACTCTTCTCCAAGAATGTCTACATCTAGCTCCTCCTTTAAACTTCCATATTGAGTATTTATTAGCTCCGAATTCTCCAAATCCTGCGTTAACTATCTTGTTTTCCATAGCTATAACGTCCTCTTTTCTATACAACTTGTCCGCAGACATCATCTTTTTACAGAATAAACGCTCAGGAGACTTATTCCCGAAGTATTTATATCTTACTTTAAAGTATGTTTCCTTTACTTTTCTGTCCTGCTCCGATTTTTTAGAAGGATTAGCTCGTCCTGTAGACACTAAATTAATAATTTTAGCTAATACTGTAGGCTCTTTTTCTGTAGAGTTTAATGCTTCTATCTCTTTGTCTAAATCGTCCTCTAAATCATAGTCTAAATCCCTCTCGTCTACTACTTCCCATCCTTCTAGGTCTTCGTCTGCGTATGAAATAAGGTCGTCTGCTATAGTTGTGTCTATAAATTTGTCCGATAAGGCACTCATTTTAACACCTGTTTCCTCTTCTTTGGTCTCTGCGTCTAGTCCTGCCACATCTACAAACTCTAAAGGCTGTATAGTTTTGAAATATAGCTTTAAACTGATGTCGTTTACAGCTAATATCTCGTCCAATGCCTCTATTAACTCCGTCTGATAAGGCTTAATTACCAAGTTATCAAAGACTAGCATAGCGTTTTTAATCTCGTCTGCGTTAGAACTTAGTCCGTTCCCTCCTGAATTAGCACCTAATAACCAAAGAGGAGCTTTATGTCCCTTCAAAATCTTACTCTGAGCCTCTTCTGACAGATATTGATAGTGTTGGGGAGCGTCATTTAATGGAATGTCCTCAACTGTAGTAGCTGTTTCTTTGCTCTTATTGAAGCCTACTATTACTTTATTACCTCTAGCACCTGTAACCTTGCTCAAAGTAGCGTCTTTTATCTCTTCTCTCTCCTTTATAGTCTTAGGAATCCCGTTATTAAAGTTAATAACTTTAGTTCCTGAGAATCCGTTTATAGTGTCGTTAATTAAGTAGTCTGAAATTTGCTCTTCTAGGTAGCAGTAAGGTAAAGAACCTTGATAATCTACAGGAGGAAAGTACTCAAATCCTGAGACATAAGGTCTTAAAATAAATACCTCAGCTTTAGTCTGTTTAGTAGAACCAAAGACAGGTAGTTCCTTCACTACATCTGACTTCTTTTTATCCGTCCAATTAGGATGGTAGAGCCAATTTTTAATCTTCCCATCCTCGTCCATCTTTTGAGGTCGTAAAGTTCTAACAGGAAAATGTTCTATTTTAGATACTTCTCCGTTAGTGTATAGAATCTGCAAAGAAGCTAGTCCTAAAGTCTTCCTATCAAAGATTATTTTTCTTAAATCCTCTTTAGATAATAAGCTAATAAGTTTAGCGTATTGGTTAGGTTTTCTGCTAGAATCGAGAGCGTCTAATCCCTTCCCGTATATCATAGAAACAATCCCGTTAATAGTAGCGTTGTTAGTTGTAGAATTTACGTAGGAGTCTATCAAGTATTGAAAGTAATTATTATCCTCTCCGTAGCTTATGAATTCCTCTGTCTTTTTTTCTACTATCTCAGGAGATGTATAAGCTGAAAGCTCTACTATAAATCCGTTATTTTGATTATATATTCCCATTAATCTAAAGTTATAAAATTATTGTCTGTAGAGGTCTGCGTAAATCCATCCTCTAAATGTTCTATGTTTCCTGCGTACTCTGAAGCGAATACCTTCCCTAAATACACCTCCTTAGTTCCTGCAAAAGCTTGAAATATATAGTAGTGATTATTTTGGAAGTCTAAGTCTGCCTGTAAGATAGTAGTAGCCACATAAAAAGAACCATCTACAGAAGCTCCTGTATATGTAAAAACAGAATTGTCTGCTTCATTTGTAAAGACTAAGCTAGTTATCTCTGAGGCTAGTTCTACATTGGCTGTATATCGTAAAATATTATCCTGCGTAGTATCAATTATTATCATACTATAAAAACAAAAAAAAGACCTACCTGTTAAGATAAGCCTTTTTATATATTAATATTAATTAGTTAGTTCCTTCTACTACTGTAAACTGAGAAGAACCTCCGTTTAGAATAGCTATGTCCATAAAAGGAGCAGGAAATCTTTCACTACCTGTTATAGTAATAGAATACCCATTATCTTCCTCTAGAGAAGCTCCTGTAGAGTTGTTTACCTGTACATCTAACCCTCTCTCATATCCTGCTAATCTTAAATTTCCATTCTTATCCTCGATAATTGCGTGAGGTCTTCCATAGCTTAACATCTTTAGCTCCTTTAAAGTAGTAGCGTTCTGTTTCTTTAGATAGATAGTAGCTGTTTGGTTATAGCTCGAGGTAGACTGACTTTTAACGTTCTCCTCCTCGTAGCTGTTTACACCTTTCAACTCATATTTATAAGCTATTAGTCCTAGAAATGAAGGGATAGCAAAAATTAAATCTACCTCTGTTTTTCCACTTGTTGAGTATAATTCAGGAGAATAATTAACAAAATAAATAGCCTTTATTCCTCCGACGTTATCCTTACACTCCTCCTTACGTCCGATACTGAGGTCGCAAGACATTAGTTAGTCCCTTCTACAATGACAAATCCTGCCACGTTATCCACTAAAGTAGTATCTACAAAAGAAGCAGGGAATCTTTCCTGTCCTGTTAATGTAATACTATACCCATTATCTTCCTCTAATGAAGCACCTGTAGAATTATTTACTTGAACGTCTATCCCATTCTCAGCTCCTGCTAATCTGAAGAGTCCGTTATGGTCTTCGATTAAGACCTGAGGTCTTCCGTAAGATAATAACTTCATTTCTTTTAAAGTAGTAGCGTTCTGTTTTTTAAGGTAGATAGTTCCTGTTTGATTGTATGAAGAGGTAGAATTCCCCTTAACATTTTCCTCCTCGTAGCTATTAGTCCCTTTTAGTTCATATTTATAAACTGTAAAAGCTGAAGCTAGAGCTGTTATCTCTTCGTCTACTCCTATAGTAGCTCCTGAAAATAAGGTAGCGTCAAAGTTCCCAAAATAGACTGCCTTAATGCCACCCACATTGTCTTTACACTCCTCTTTTCGTCCTGCTGTTAAATCACAAGCCATATATTTTTTTATTTTTTTAGGTTAAAAGGCTAGAGAATTTATAGAACTCCCTAGCCTTATTTTATTAATTATATTTACAAAGCTACTCCTGCTTTATAGTAAACATTCTCAGAACCGATTCCGTAATTCACACAACCTGTCATTCTCATAATTAGACGAACATTTTTAGAGCCATCTAAATCACTCATATCCAATACCTTAACCTCGTTTTGGTCTGCTGTTAAACCTGTACCAAAGTACATATTATCTTTTTCTGCGATAAACATAGTATTTGATGGTAAACCCTGAGCTACAAAAATCTGAACTCCGTCGAAGCTTAAACTTCCGTCAGTTCTCCAAGTTGTCCCTTTTCCGTCGATACCATTAGCACCTAAGCCATTAGCTCCAAATCCTCCTAAGGCTTGAATATAAGCTCTAGACACGTTATTAGATACGTATAATCTTAATCCCTCAGAACCATAAAGTCTCTCAGG